CGACAATACTGCCACACTAAATAAACCACGCATTATAAACGCTGTTAAATCAACACATAAAGAGAAGAACAAACTGGTAGACAATCAGTTAAGCAAAAACAAAGACACTAAATCGGGCGGATAGTTCGCTATCAGTAAGAGTTCGCCAATGACTTGATATTCATGCTCCGAATAAAAACAGACATTCCACCTCTTACATTTTGATAGTTAGTACTCACTATCATTTTAGGCCCCCAGTCAATGTTTTTCGGCGGGGTATTGTCCGTGTAACTGTTGAACTAAAATTTTTTAATTTTTTTTGATACAATATTCAAAGGTAATAACAAAGGGTATCTATGAAATACGGAGCAGAAGCAGAAAAACAACTAATGACCGAAATCTGGTCGCCACAAGTAGCGGATGATCCTTACAACTTTGTTAAATTTATCTTCCCTTGGGGAGAAAAAGACACCCCCCTTGAAGATTTTACTGGCCCACGAAAGTGGCAGGAAAAAATTTTAAAAGATTTAACAACTCATATACAAAGAAATCAAGGACAAGTAACGCCAGAAATGTTTAGACTTGCTGTAGCAAGCGGTCGTGGTATAGGTAAGTCTGCTTTAGTTTCTTGGTTAATACTTTGGATGTTATCAACCAGACTTGGTTCTACTATAATCGTTACTGCTAACACCGAACAACAGTTGCGTTCAAGAACATGGGCGGAATTAGGAAAGTGGCTAACCCTATCTATAAACAACCATTGGTTTACCAAAACCGCAACCACCATAAAACCAGAAGGCTGGTTTGAAGAGGCGCTTAAACGAGATCTAAAAATAGATACTGGTTACTATTACGCCCAAGCACAACTTTGGAGCGAGGAGAATCCAGATGCGTTTGCAGGCATCCATTCATCTTACGGAGTATGTTTGATAATGGATGAGGCATCGGGTATCCCCGCTCCTATCTACAGCGTATCAGAGGGATTCTTCTCCGAACCAACCGAAAATCGTTTTTGGTTTACCTTCTCTAACCCAAGAAGAAATACTGGGCCATTCTACGAGAGCTTTACCTCTAAGCGTAAGTTTTGGAATTTAAAACAAATTGACTCCAGGACTGTAGAGGGAACAGACCAAAAGCTGTTTCAAACCATGCTGGAACAATATGGTGAAGATTCAACCGTTGCAAGAGTAGAGGTATTGGGAGAGTTTCCAAATGCCGATGATGATTCAGTAGTACCAATAGAGTTAGCGAGAGCAGCCATAGACAGAGATGTATCACTAACAGCTAAAGCACCTATTGTTTGGGGGTTGGATGTAGCTCGTTTTGGTGGCGACAACTCAGCGCTATGCGTTAGACAAGGTAATACGGTCTTTGAAATTAAAACTTTTAAATCAATGGATTTAATGCAATTATGCGGTGCAATTAAAAATAAATACGATGATTGCACGGCACTAGAGAAACCACAAGAAATATTAATTGATGTTATTGGTCTTGGTAGTGGTGTGGTTGACAGGCTTGCAGAACAGAATTTACCTGTTAGAGGTATCAATGTAGCCGAAGCACCAGCTACTAGAAAAAACTATTTGAATTTAAGAGCTGAATTATGGTTTGCGATAAAAAATTGGCTGGTGCAGCGTGATTGCAGACTTCCTAATGATGATGAACTTGTATCTGAATTGGCCGCACCAAGTTATAAATATACATCAACTGGAAAAATAAAAATAGAGTCAAAAGATGAAATGAAAAAAAGAGGCATAAAATCACCCGACAAGGCGGATGCGTTAGCATTAACTATGGCAAGTGCAGCTGCAAGTTTTAGTGGTGGCGAGAACTTTTTAGGGTATAATTTCAAGAAACCCTTGACATCAAGAATAATACGAGTGGGATAAAAATTTATGGAATACGATAAGAAAAATAAAAACAGTAAAAAATATAAAACTGAAAATCTAAACTTAGAAGAATTACAGGGCGTTTTAAAGTCTGAAATGGATGATGCCAAAGACTTTATAGACCAAATAGATGAAGAAAGAGCAGATGCTACAGACTATTATCTTGGTAATTCTCCATCGGCTCAAAGTTCTATGCAATCAGAGTTTGTATCAACCGATGTTAGAGATAGTGTGTTGTTCATGCTACCTTCCATCATGCGAACTTTCTTTGGTACTAGCAAAGTAGTGGAGTTTATACCTCACGGCCCTGAAGATATTGAAGTTGCTAAACAACAAACCGATTATATTAATTACATCATTCAACAAAAGAATCCTGGTTTTAAAGTTATGTACGATGTGTTTAAAGATGCGTTGGTCAGAAAGGCTGGTTATGTAAAAGCCTACTGGGATGACACTATTAGCGCATCAACCCACGAATACAGCGACATATCACCAGAGGCATATCAAGCATTAATGCTAGATCCTGATGTGGAGCTGGTAGAAGAAAAAGCTGAAATGCAAAGCATAACAATAATGGATCCTGAAACTAACGAAGAGGTAACCCAAGAAACTCCAATTAGTTATGATGTGTGCATTAGAAGGGTAAAAGCTAAAGACCAAGTGGTTATTGAAGCTGTACCAACAGAAGAAATATTAATATCAAGACACGCAAGAGATTTACACTCATCACCTTATGTTGCTCACCGTATGGTTAAAACAATTAGCGACTTGGTTGCTATGGGTTATGACAAAGAAGAAATGGAACAGTTTGCTGGTTCTGGAAGTGCAGTAGATGAAGATTCTTATGAACTAGAACAGGCAAGAAATCCATACGCAGATTTTACTGGAGTTGATAGAGCAGACAACAACAGCAAAAATGTTCTCTATGTAGAGCATTATGTTTTTTATGATTTAGATGGCGATGGCATAGATGAAAGGGTAAGGGTATGTACTGTTGGAAATGGATTAAACATTGTTAATACAACAGCATGGGATGATTTACCTATTACACTCTTCTGTCCCGATCCTGAACCGCATACCTCCATCGGTTCATGTCCTGCGGACTACCTAATGCCTATTCAAGCAGCTAAATCTCAGATAATGAGAGATACGCTTGATAGTTTAGGCCACGCCATCTTCCCGCGAATGGGAATAGTTGAAGGGCAAGTAAACATTGATGATGTTTTAAACACCGATATAGGCCAACCCATTAGAATGAGAGCACCTGGAATGGTACAACCATTTACTGTGCCGTTTGTTGGTAAAGAGGCTTTCCCCGTTTTATCTTATTTAGATGAATCTAAAGAAAACCGAACTGGTGTATCAAAAGCTAGTGCTGGATTAAACGCAGATGCTCTACAAAGTTCTACAGCTTCAGCAGTATCAGCAACTATGTCTGGCGCACAAGGCAGAATAGAGCTTATTTGCCGACACTTTGCTGATGGTATGAAAGATTTATTTAAACTTGTGAACTCTTTGGTTATCAAACACCAAGAAGGCCAAGATGTTATGCGATTAAACAACGAGTTTATTCCTGTTGATCCTAGATATTGGGATACAGACAAAGATATGGTGGTTAATGTTGCTATATCTAAATCATCTGATGAAGAAAAGTTCCAAGTTCTCACCTCACTTGCACAAAAGCAAGAACAAATTATGCAAACTCTAGGGCCACAAAATCCTTTGGTTGATTTACAGCAATACGCTAACACTTTAACTAAAATGATTGAGATGGCTGGGTTTAAAGATGCAAAAACATTTATCAATACTGATATTCCGCCAATGCCGCCGCAACAACCAGAAGAACAGAAACCTGATCCTGCGGAAATGCTTGCACAAGCAGAGGCAATGAAAGCACAAAACTTAGGACAAAAAGCAATCATAGATGCTGAAACTGACAGAATGAAGATTATTATGGAAGATGACAGAAACCGTGATGAAGCAGAGGCAAATATGAAAATTAAAATTGCTGAACTTCAAGCTAAATATGGTGCGCAAGTAAATGTGGCTGAAATTAATGCAATTATGGAAAGAGATAGAGAGGCAATAAGACAAGTTGCTAAATCTCAATCACAAGGAATGTTTACTAATGGCAACGGTCAACCAAACGGATAAAATTTACGAATTAGAATTTTTAAGAGGAGATTTAGTTTATATTGGTGCTGATATTAAAGCGAAAAACCTAGAAGAAGCTACGCAGGTTGCTTTAGTTTTTTTACAGATACCAGAAGACTCAGAGCTAATATCTTCAAAAGTAACTTACATACATTAGAGGAGTTAAGGATGAAAAAATATTTAATTAAAATTTGGAATTGGATAAAGAAAACTTCAATTAAAATTTGGAATTGGATTAAATCTATTTACAAAAAAATTATAGGTTAATAATGATTACTTACAGAGGTGAAAGATTTAGTGGTTATAACAAACCAAAACGAACTCCAGGCAAATCTAAAAAGTTTGCTGTAGTTGCTAAAGTAAAAGATAAAACCAAACTTATTCGTTTTGGCGATCCTAAAATGACAATTAAAAAAGACCAACCAGCAAGAAGAAAAAGTTTTCGGGCTAGGCATAGGTGCGACAGCAATCCGCCTAGCAAACTAACCGCAAGATATTGGTCTTGTAAAAAATGGTAAGGAGATACTATGCCTAGTAAAAAGAAAGGTCTTTATGCAAACATACACGCTAAAAGAAAAAGAATTAAAGCTGGCTCAAAAGAACGAATGAGAAAACCTGGTTCAAAAGGCGCACCAACAGCAAAAGCGTTTAAAAAAGCTGCTAAGACAGCAAAGAAAAGGAGATAACTATGCCAAAAGGAAAAGGAACTTACGGATCTAAAAAAGGCAGACCGCCAAAGAAGAAAAAAACTAAATCTAAAAAAATAAAGTATTAATTATGAAAGGCGTTAAACATTACAAAAGAGATGGTACTGTGCATAAAGGCAGTATGCACAAAATGCCTAATGGCACTTTACATTCTAATAAATCTCACACCAAAACAAGTGTAAAATTGTTTCATTTTGGTGAATTAAGCAAGACAGCTAAAAAGAAAGCTAGAGCGAAAAAATAAAAAAGTGTCATACAAAGTGTCATACTAATAATACCTTGTGGAATCAGCAGTTACCGTAATACAAGAAGTTGGATTTCCCATTGCAGCAGCACTTGGTCTTGGTTGGTTTATTTATAAGCTTATCATGCGTATTGTGGATGGTATGGAAACCAAACTAGATGTCGTTGACCAAAAAGTAGCAGAACAAATATCAGCTATAGAAGAACGGCTTGGTACAAAACTTGATTCCCAACACGGTATTTTGGTAGCATTAATAGATAGAATAAGATCGCTAGATAATGAAATTATTAGGCAAGATACACTTATCAAGACTATACTAGGCGTACCACAGTTAATAGATAGCAATAAAATTGCTAAGGCGGACAGAGATGACCAAAGGAAAGATTGATGAAAATAAGGCGGCAAAAGCCAGAATATCCGTTGGTTTATTTGTTATATTTTTTATTTTTGTTTTGTATGTTGCAGCAAGCAATGCAAACGCTGACACCATAACTCATAAGTTTAAGGC